CGACTGGTTCGAATGTTGCTGGATCTAGAACAACGCCTGAGCTCATTAGCGGGATGTATGGGCAATAGAATGCCGCTGCATCTGATTCGCTTGAACCTTTGTAGCCAACTAGTACTTTGCTGTCATCAGCACTGTATGTGTTTACATAAACTTTCATTGCATTGTTCAATGTACCAACGAACTTAGTGTTTGTTGGAGCTTCGAACGAGCCTTCAGTTGTACGTGCAAACGCAGAAGTAGTTGCAGATTGTAGGATTGTTAGTGCCTGTGGAGACACAACAGCCCAGTTACCTGCGCCACGACGTGTGCGCTGAGCAATACGGTTAGCAACACGGTTGATTAGAACTGCTAATGCAGCATGCTCGTCACCAACGAATGTAGCTGTACCAGAAACTGTTGCCTGGTTGTATGCTTCTTGGTTACCTGTACCAGCTAGTGATACTAGTGAACCTAGAACTTCTTGATCAATCTCAGCAGTAATTTCTTGTGCTAGAGCAGCCATAATTTCTGCTTCAACATCAATACCATGCATTGACTGTGCATCTTGTGCAGCTTCAAAAGTCCAACGAGCTGATAGCTTACGTGACTTAGCTTCTACAGTTTGCTTCAAGATCTGGATGCTTAACTTACGTCCAGCAGCGCCTTCTAGTGCAGCAGTTGCAGCAGCTTTGCCGGCAGTGCCGTCACCTGAGTATGCTTCAGCAATTTTGAATGGGCTTAGTGCTTCTTCGCCTGCTGTAACATCATTTGCTGTTCCAGTTGCATCGTTTGATTCGCTATAGCGAACACGTAGTGTGTGGATTTGGCCCACAGGTCCGGTCATAGGCTGAACACCAACTAACTCGTTAGCAATAACGGTTGGCATTACACGTCTGATGACAGGTAAAATAACACGGTTAAGTGTTGCGACGTTTCCAGCTGAGGTAGCTCCAGCGGTTGCGCTCTCTGACAAGTACTTGCGAGTGTTCTCAAGTGTTGCAGCCATCACAGATTTTTTGTTGCCTGTTAGGCCTTCGAGTAGGGCACCTTTGGTCTCCTGCCAGCGACTTTCTAGTAGTTCCGACATTTTTATCTCCTTAATTATAAACCAGCTAAACGACGAATGTCAACGACATTGTCATCTGCTGCATGTCTACTAACGTTAGTTTGTGACTTCTCGTCACGGTTGCCTGTAATTTGTTTGCCTTCTGTGATTGTTGCCTTCTTGGCTGGAGTTTTACCGTCAATAACTGTCGGTAGGTACTTGTCAAACGCAGAACGTAGTTTTGCGGTTTGTACACTTTCCAGTAAATCCATCATAATTTCTTTCTGGTCCTTGCTTAGAGGACTAGTAAGTTCGTTTAAAACGTCCTTGCGGGTTGCTGCTTCAACTAAACGCTTCTTCTCAGTTGCCTGAGCTTCTACTAATGTTTTTGCTTTTGCGGCAAATGCTTTGGCTTCTGCTAGTTGCTTGTCTTTAGCAACAAGTACTTGCATTAGCTTTGCAGTTTCTGACTTCTCATTTAGGTAGCTGCCTGCATATTCAGAAGCAAATGCTTCGAATAGCTTGCGACCGAAGTCGTTTCTACGTGCTTCTTCAATATCTTCTTTAAGCTGACCAATTTCTCCCTTAAGAGCTTTGTCAACGGTTTCTGATACTGCTTTAGCACTTCTTTCGATAAAGTTACTTTTAACTTTAGCGAAGTGGTCCTTAGCTTCTCTAACCAAACGTACTTTGGTTTCTGCAAGGTCTTTTTTGTCTTCGTAAAACTCTGCAATTTCTTTTGCAAGTGCTTCAACAACGAATTCTTCGAGTTTGGCAAAATTACCTGCCATTGCTTTTTGATCTTCATGTAACTCGCTAACTTCTTTCGAAAGTTGTTCCATTACAAAACCTTTCAGTAGATCTGCATTTTCACGCATTGCTACTGCATATTTTGCACGGGCTTCTGCAAGTTGTTTACGATCATCTGCAAATTCAGCAATTTCTTCTGCTAGGCGGTCAGTAACAAGTTTATCAATGGCCTCGACCATAACGCCCTTATCATGCTCATACTTTTGAGCAAATTCTTCGCGCAATTCAGCAGTTGCTTGTTGACGATTTTCTTTAATCTTATCATCCCAAGCCTCTTGAATCGATTGACGCACTTCTTCCGAAACAACATCGTTTTCGAATAAAGTTTTTAGTGCATCCAACATATTATTTTCTCCTTTTATTGGAGTCGGTTGATGATGTTCACCAACGATTCTTTTAAATACTTCTGTGCCTTAGGGTCTTCTTTAGTTGCCTGTGCTAACTCATATGCCTTATATCCGCCACGAGCGT